AAGAATTGCCCAATACTCTTTTGGCCAAAGTGGTGCTGGTAGGGGCGGTGGTACAGGAGCCAAGGAGGGTTCAGTAGATTTCGCACTTAAAGCTGCTGGGAATGGCGGTGGAGGCGGCGGTGGCGCTGATAACGGTGGTAATGGAGGCGCTGGTGGCGTTGGATATGTATTAGTAAAGGAGTACGCATAATGGGAAAAAAAGCACTTGTTCACGAAACAAGAATTTGTCAAATTGAAGACGAGGATGATATATTTGAAGTATCATCAGATTTATCATGGGTAGACGTTGATGACGATACGACAACAAAAGATACCTATGTAGATGATGCAGTTGTTAAGTATACAATACCTCTTGCATCTTATTGGGATAGTCTACGACAATGGCGAGATAGTAAACTAGCCAGCAGTGATTGGAGAGTAATGCCTGACAGTCCTTTAAGCGATAGCGATAAAGAAAAATGGGTTGCTTATAGAACTAAGTTGAGAAACTTTCCATCAACTTTGAACGATACAACAGTTAAAGAATCAATTACTTGGCCAACTGAACCATCTTAATAGATAACACAGACTTCCAAACATATAAATATGTAGAAAGGGGAAAATTATGGCAGTACCTTCTACAAAGGCAACTCTTAAAACCTATTGTCTCAGAGCTCTAGGTTCTGGTGTTATAGATATAAATGTTTCTGATGATCAAGTAGATGATCGTTTAGATGAAGCATTACAATACTTCGCACAATACCACTATGATGGTATTGAGAGAATGTATCTTAAGCATCAGGTAACTCAGGCAGAGCTTGATAGAGGTATAACAAATACATCAGTTTCTGTAACAGATAAAGCTGATAACACTGTTTCTGCTGATTGGTTAGAAGGTAAAGGTTTTATACCTGTACCAGATTCGGTTGTTTCTGTTGTGCAAGTATTTCCTCTCACTGATACTGGTGGTGGAGGCAGTCTGTTTGATGTTCGTTATCAATTAAGACTAAATGANCTCTATGATTTTTCCTCAACCTCAGTTATGCATTATCAACAGACAATGCAGCACCTAGATTTTNTAGAGCATATCCTTGTAGGNGAAACACCTATTCGTTTTAATCAACATCAAAACCGTCTTTACATTGATATGGATTGGCAGAATGATATGACTGTCGGAGAGTTTATAATTATAGAGTGCTATCGTAAACTTGACCCTACAACATATACTGATATCTTTGATGATATCTATCTTAAACGATATGCAACAGCATTGATTAAAAGACAATGGGGTGCTAACCTTTCTAAGTTTAGTGGTGTTGCCATGCTTGGTGGTGTTACAATGAACGGTGAAACCATTTACACACAAGCATTAGAGGAACAACAAAGACTAGAGGAACAAATTTCATTAGCATTTGAGTTGCCAGTCAACTACATGATAGGGTAAGAGTATGGCTGTCAATTCTTTTTTTCATACAAGTAATGTTGCATCAATAGCAACAGAGCAAAGTCTGTATAGTGATTTGGTCGCAGAGGCAATTCAGATACACGGTCATGATGTTTTTTACATAGACAGAACTATTGTTGCTGAAGATAGTGTTTTTGGAGAAGACTCTCTTTCTGTTTTTAAAGATGCAGCTAAGATAGAAATGTATATAGAAAATGGAGAGGGTGGATTTGCTGGTGAACGAGAAATAATGAATCAGTTTGGTCTGCAAGATTTAAGTGAAGCAACATTCGTTGTAAACAAGATTAGATTTCAAGAACTAACAAAACAGATTACAATCGAGTCGGGAACTGATGATGAAGAAGGTGGTTCTGTTCTTCTAGAAGCAGGAACACTTGCAGAGGCATCTACGGACTTAGAAGGAAGTGATTTCTACATTATATCAGAAACAGATGCAACAGATTCAGATCGTCCTTTTGAGGGTGATGCAATATATCATCCTATTCTTAAAAAGATGTTTCAAGTTAANTTTGTAGACCACGATGAACCTTTCTTTCAACTGGATAATAATCCTGTATACAAATTAAGATGCCGTCTGTTTGATTATAGTTCTGAAGAACTTAATACTGGTATAGATACTATAGATGCAATTGAAGATGCACTGAGTACATCTACATCTGAATTCCAATTTACTTTAGAATCAAATACAGCCTCAGTAAATGCTGTACAATTAGAAGGTAATATTGGTCGTATTATTCATCAAAATGAAACTGATGAACTTGTAGCACATGAAGATAGTGATATGACAACATCTGCTGGTTCTCTACTTTCAGAGACAGGAGAGTTCCTAATTCAAGAGTCCTATATATTAGGAGACATGGTATCTGATAAGAGCTCTCAAAACGAGTTGTTTGACACTTTAGATGATACAGTAATAGACTTTAGTGAGTCAAATCCATTTGGGGATGTAGGGAGAAGTTCGTAATGTTAGGTCAACAGTTTTATCATGAGTCGATTAGGAAAGTTATTGTTGCTTTTGGAACAACATTTAATAATATTCAGTTAGTTCGTAAGGACAATGACGGTAATATTAAACAGTCAATGAAAGTTCCTCTTGCATATGGGCCTAGACAAAAGTGGTTGGTTCGTTTAAATGAGGATGCAGATTTATCAAAAACTGTTGCTGTAACTTTACCTCGTATTGGTTTTGAGATTCAAACTCTTTCGTATGATTCTTCAAGAAAACTCAACAGAGTACAGAAATTTAAAAAAGTAAAAGGTGCTAATTCAAATAGACTTGACACACAGTTTATGCCTGTTCCTTATAATCTTTCTATACAGTTGTATATTATGGCAAAGCAATCTGACGATGCACTACAGATTGTAGAACAGATATTACCATTCTTTCAACCAGACTACACACTAACTATTAATGATATGACTGATATGGGAATTAAGAGAGATGTTCCTATTGTATTGAATGATATTAGTTACGAAGATAATTATCAAGGTGACTTTGAAACACGAAGAGCTCTTATCTATACACTAGACTTTACTGCAAAGTTTTATCTATATGGTCCTGTTACATCCAGTGCAGTTATTAAGACTGTTCAAGTTGACCAGTTTGCTGATATTAAAGATAATGCTCCAAGAAGAGAGCAGAGATATACAGTTGCACCTACACCTTCAAATGCTTCAGCAGATGATGATTTTGGATTTAACGAGACAACTTCGTTCTTTGAAGACGCAAAAGTATTTGACCCAGTGACAGGTACGGATAAGGAAAATTAATAATGTCTAATCCTTTAAAAGAATTAGATAAAACTCTTGGTATTGTAAGTGACGTTGAAATTTTACAAAAAGAACCTTGGAATTATGAGCATAAAGTTGTTTCTGTAGATAAAGAAAAAGATATACAAAGCGACTATGATTACCAAAGACAAAACTTCTATAACTTAGTTGAAAAAGGAACTGCTGCAATTGATGGTATATTGTTGTTAGCTAAAGAGTCTGAACATCCAAGAACTTATGAAGTTGCAGGGAACCTTATCAAACAAGTTTCAGAGGTTGCAGAGAAGCTTGGAGACTTACAGGAGAAGATGAAGAAACTTTCAGAGGTTCCTGATAACGCTCCTAAGAATGTTACTAATGCGTTGTTCGTTGGAAGTACAGCAGAACTTCAAAAAATGATAAAGGGTAGTTAATGTCCGAATCAGTTTACTTAGGTAATCCTAATCTCAAGAAAGCAAATGTCTCACAAGAGTGGACAGAGGAAGAGATTAAGGAATATGGTAGGTGTATGAAAGACCCTATCTACTTTATCAAAAAATATATTATGATTGTTTCTCTTGATGAAGGTCTTGTACCTTTTGAGATGTATGACTTCCAAAAGGAAATGGTAGGAACATTTCATAATAATCGTTTTACAATCTGTAAACTACCTCGTCAGTCTGGTAAGTCTACTACTATCATCGCCTATCTACTTCACTATGTTTTATTCAATGCATCTGTGAACGTAGCAATACTCGCTAACAAAGCTGCAACTGCTCGTGACCTTCTAGGACGATTGCAGTTAGCATATGAACATTTACCTAAGTGGTTACAACAAGGAGTAATGCAATGGAACAAAGGTTCGTTGGAGTTAGAAAATGGGTCTAAAATTTTGGCATCTTCTACTAGTGCTAGTGCCGTTCGTGGCGGCTCTTATAATATTATATTCTTAGATGAGTTTGCATATGTCCCATCAAATGTAGCAGAACAATTTTTCAGTTCAGTTTATCCTACAATATCTTCTGGTAAGACCACTAAGGTGATGATTGTATCCACACCACATGGTATGAATATGTTCT